AAGATGCCTGCCATCATTGAGAAGCATATCCGCATAGCTGACCACATCATTACGACCACGACCTACCTGCGCGATGAGTTGGTGAAGTTCAATAAGAACGTCAGCATATTTCCGAACACGCCTTACCTGCAATACAAGCAATTTCAGGAGCAACCAACGCAAAGCGAGCGGGTGCGGTTTGGTTACTTCGGCGCGGCCCAGCACACGGAGGATGTGGAGTTGATGCGGTCACCACTGCAACGCCTGTCGGATGAAACCGAACTGGATGGCAAGTATATGATTTACTTGGCGGGCTGGAACGAAAACAACCCAATCTACCAAGGGTACGAGCAGGTGTTCAGCAACAAAGGGAAGAACAACAACTATTCGCGCATCCAAGCGGCTGACATATACAGCTACGTTCAAGGTTACAATTGGGTGGACGTGAGCCTTGCACCACTTCGCGACACCAAGTTCAACCGATTGAAGTCGGAGTTGAAGATAACGGAGGCGGCGTGGATGGGAAAGGCGGTTATTGCCAGCGAGGTGCCGATGTATGCGGATTGCATTGAGAATGGCGTGGATGGATGGCTGGTGCCTGAAAAGAAGGACAAGCTGTGGTACAAGTATATGCGGGCGTTTATCAACGAACCTGCGATGGCGAAGGAAATGGGTGAGCGGTTACGCGCCAAGATGCAGGGCAAGTTCGACATCCAGCAAATCAGCGAGGCGAGGCTGAATTTGTACAAAAGCGTGGCGCGTGGTATTTAACGGTAATGCTATACCTTAAAGCCAGCCAATCGAACACCATCAACGTCACGTGGACTGAGCGCGCAACTAACGCGACCATCTACAAGTTGATTCTCACGAACATCGCGAAGAACACCAGCACGGTGGTGTACATTGACGCGATTAGCAACGCGAGCAGTTACGAAGAGAGATACGACCGCTTTACGTTTACGCTTGGTGCTTTGGAGAAGGGGCAGTATAAATACGAGGTGTTGCAAGATGCTAACGGCTACGAGGCAGGTGACGCGCTTGGTGGCGGCTTATTCGTGTTTCAGGATTCAGGCTATGCCTACATCAGCGCGGCGGCTGACCAAAGCACGGACGCGCCGTGGGGGTGTCAGGGGACTTTGATACTGGAAGGCGCATCACCAGAAGCGATTGGTCAAGGCGTAATTAACACCGCGACAATCGTTGCAAGTTGCCCTACATCGGGTATAAGCGCAAGAATTTGCGACCAATTAGTACTGAACGGGTATAGCGATTGGTTTCTTCCTTCGCTTGATGAATTAGCGCAGATGTACACTAAACTTGCGGCTGATGGCTTGGGCAACTTTGCAAATCACACCTATTGGTCGTCAACACAGCAAAGCGCCACGCAAGCATACACGATTGATATGAATAACGGAAACCAAGGCACGCACGCCAAGGGCAACACATCAAATCGCTACACAAGGGCGATGCGCCGATTCCTAATGGGAACGCCAAGAGTGGTAGAAACAGGGCTTGCATATATCGAACCCGCAGTTGAAACCTACGTTGCACCAAGTAACAACAACACCTATGTCAGCTTCTAAATTCGCATTCAGTTTCATCCCCACCACCGACTACCAGTTGCCTGTGATGCTGGAAAACAAGCAGGCCAATATGGTGCTGTTTGGTGAACGCAACGAATACCCGTACTATCTGCTGGACAACTACCACAAAAGCGCGAAGCACTGCGCCATCGTGAATGGCAAGGTTCACTACATCGTAGGCAAGGGATGGAAGGCAAGCGATAAAGGCACGGTAGAACAGCAAGCAAGGGCGGAGGAGTTTATCCGCGACCCGAACATAGAGGACGATTTGAACGACCTGACCGAGAAGTTGGTGCTGGATTTGGAGTTGTTTAACGGCTTCGCACTTGCAGTCACGTGGAACAGGGGCGGCGGCATCGCCTTTGTTGAACACGTTCCATTTCAGAAGGTGCGGGTTAGTTTGGATGATGATATGTTCTTAATCGCCGATTGGTACGATGCGCGGATGATTCAGCAGTTTCCGAAGGGCAACGAAGTGGAGAAGATGCCGAAGTTTGACGAAAAGAACCGCGTTGGAAAGCAGATGTTTTACTACCGCCACTATTCGGCAGGGGTTCAGCATTACCCGCTTCCGAATTACCAAGGCGCATTGGCGTACATTGAGTGCGATGCGGAGATAGCGCGCTTCCACATCAACAACATCCGCAATCAGTTCTGGGGTGGCCAGTTGATAAACTTTGCTGATGGCATACCTACGGAGGAGGAAAAGGATGAGATTGAGCGGATGATGCGTCGCAAGTTCAGCGGGGCAGGGAACGCAGGTAGATTTGTGCTGACGTTCAGTAGTGGCAAGGAAAGCGCGCCGAGCATCCAGTCGCTAACGCCGAGCGATTTGGACAAGCAATTTGACCTGCTGAACAAGCAAATCCAAGAAGAAATATTTGTGGCGCATAACGTCACCAACCCGATGCTGTTTGGCGTTAAAACCGAAGGGCAGTTGGGTGGAAGGAAGGAGTTGATTGAGGCTTACGAGTTGTTTAAAAACACCTACATCAACGCGCGGGTGATGATTGTGGAGCGGATGATTAACTACATCGCAGGCTTCAACGACATCGAAGGCTTGTATTTATGCCCTACCGACCCAGTGACCGAGCAGTTGAGCGAACAGGTGCTGACCCAGATAATGACGCGCAATGAACTGCGCGAGAAGGCAGGACTTGAACCGCTGGAAGAAGAAGCCACGCAACCCGAAGGCGCACCTGCGGCGGAGGCATTGGCGAGCGAGCCAGTGAACGAAGCACTGCGGACGATGACAGGGCGGCAATTTCAGCACCTGATGCGGATAGTCCGCAACTTCCAGTCAGGCAAGATTAGCGAGGCGCAGGCCCGCACGATGTTGGGCAGTGGCTTTGGCTTGACCGCCGAGCAGATTAACGACTTCCTGACTGATGGACAGGCCGAGTTCAGCGCACAGGGCGAAGATGCAGAGATGCGGATGTTGGCGGCGATTGGTGCGCAGTACGGCGATGACGCGGAAGCCTTTGACGTGGTGGACCAATGGGAGTTGGCATTGGAAGGCGACCCTGAAACCTTTGCGGTCGATGAGGAGGAGGAGAAGTTGGACAAGCGGATAATGGCCTATCGCAAGAAGAACAGGCTGGCAACGGTCAAAGAAATAGCCGAGGCGTTGAAGGTCAGCCCTGCGAAGATTCGCAAACGGATTGCCTATCTGCTGGAAAAAAACCGCTTCCCGATTAGCCGCGATATTGACATCGCAACGAAAGAAACGCCAGTTGAGGAGGAAGTGGTGGAGGTGCGCTATCGCTACGATTGGCGGCCAGAATATGCAGGATTGAGCAAGGCGGATGGCTACGACAAAAGCCGCAAGTTCTGCCAAACAATGCTGGATTTGAGCGCGACAAAGTTGTACACAAGGAGCGATATAAACGACATCGGGCAGTTGGTTGGCTGGAATGTTTGGGAGCGCAGAGGCGGTTGGTTTACCCTTCCGAACGGCAACCACAGGCCAAGTTGCAGACATATGTGGGTTCAGCAGTTAGTGGTTAAAAAAGGAACAACGGTTAAAAGAGTAGTATGAGCATCGCCTTATTTGTATCGGAGGAATACCTGCTGGAAAACAGCGTGATAAACGAAAACGTAGCCTATACCCAAATCAGGCCCACGTTGGTCAAGGTTCAGGATATGCACATACAACCTGCCCTTGGTTCGGCGTTGTACAAAGAAGTACAGGCGCAGGTGGTTAGCGGTTCGGTGACCGCGTTAAACACGACTTTGCTTGAAGATTACATCCAGCCTGCAATCGTGCAATGGATGTACTTTGAACTTCCGATGGTGCTTTCCTTTAAGTATATGAACAAAGGGATGGACAGACGCACCAGTACCGAAAGCAATCCGATGAGCGTGGATGAGGTGTTTAAGTTGATGGACAAAGTGAAGAATGATGCCGAGTGGTACACGGAGCGCATTACGCGCTACTTGCAAGAGAACCACGCCAGTTATCCGCTATTTGACAACCCACCAACGGCTATCGACACGATTTACCCCAATGGCAGTTCGTACGAAACAGGGATGGCTTTGGGAAGGCGTGGCCGCTTTCGTGACCCATTGGATTATCCTGAAAAACGCTTTTACCCATTTTAATGGCACACGCGAAGAACATTAACAAATTAAAGCAGTACTATGAGTTGGGTGCAATTAAAGAACGACCTGCTGACCTTTGCGGCGGCACATCCACAAATCAACAGCGTGGGCTTCGGCGACCCGCTGGCGATAGGAACGGACAACACGATAAACCTGCGGACAACGGACAGGGATAGGGTTGTTTACCCTTTGCTGTTTGCTGACCTGCAATCGATGACCGCGAATGTTGGTGCGCTTACGCTTGGCGTGAGTGTGCTTGTGATGGACCGCGTTGAGGATAGCCGCAACCTATCAACAGTGGTGACAGGTAGCGT